ATCACGTGGGTCCATGTAATTCTCCCTTATAAGGATTGTTTAACCATTTAGCGTAAGTTTCTGCTTGTTCACTGATTTTGGTCAGTTCGAATTTACCACAAAATTTCATAAAGTGTATTCCCACTTGTGGTGTAGTAGTTATTCTAACACTATTACGAATACTCTCATCAACCAAGTCTTTAATCTCTTGAGGTTGCGCGGTTAGATCAATTAGAACACGATTTCTTTCATAATCATCTTTAACACGATGCTCTATGTTATCATGGTCTAACCAGCGTTGCAGCATCATATTGTTCCAATGATATCCTTGTTTATTTCTATCAGCATATGCTTCGATAAGACCAACTTTATTCTTCGACCCTTTAGTACGAACGCCCGGATAAGCACTAAACACATTGTCAGTACCATCACCGCGCATACATTTCTCAAAAAGGATAAACTGTGGGTCACCTAGTGTTTTGGGTTCTTTAGTTTTCTTATCTACGATCAATCTATTTTTCTCGTCAAAGTACCCCTCAAGCGTAATAAGTTGATTGGTAATCCCATTATACTGATTGCAATTTGGTGCGATTAACGGTAGGTAATCTGAGTCACTACTGATAATGTAATGATGATCATTGGGATGCAAATGAATGAACCTAGCAATAATATCATCTGCCTCAGCCCGCTCATGCCTAATAACCGAGCAATTAGTTTTTTCTTGTAAGAATTGAGTAAAGGTAGAGTATGTTTCCCAAAACATCTTATTCTCTTCTTCCTCTTCCTCAGTCATAGCTTGAGTAGCAACTGCACGATTAGCTTTATAGGGCTTATAGAAATCCTTCCTCCATGACCTGCCCTCCAAACATACCACTGTATGATCTATTCCAAAGCGTTTTACAGCTTGGTTGATGCTGGCTAGAGTTAAATGTAGTGACATCCCCACCTTCTCCCACGCATTACTATTGCGAGATGCCACGTGCCTAGCGCGGAAGAAGGTGTTTGCTGTATCAATAAGTGCGTATTTCATGTTTGTATTATATACTACTATTTAGATGTTGTCAATTTTATCTAAGAATTTATTAGGATTATAGTCAATGTCTTCATGGTTGATTTCTTTTTGCCATTCAGAATCATTGAAAGGAAGATACTCTGACTTAACGGAACGCAAATCCAATTTAGAGAATTCCTGAATAACTTCTTCTATAAGAGAAGTCAGTTCTTCAACTACCATATTAGAGTCAGGACTAATCCATTCAACAAATTCCCCGTTTATTTTATGGGTTACGCTAGAAACACGCTCTTTGAGAATTTCTTCCAAAACTTCAGCTTTGTACGTGGGGCTATACCACAACTTACAAAACTCTTGCTCTCCACCGGAAGCAGTACTATACTTTCGTACTCTACTCCCGGGTACATCGGTCACACCATATCCTAATCTCCTCACATATTTTTCTTTATAAAGGAAAAAGTGATTAGTAAGTATGACGTAAAAGAAACGCTTTTTACGACTGGCCATGATTTTTCATTGCTTCTAAAAGACTTTCGCTGTCGATATGATCCAACAAATCACCCGCAGAAGATTCATTCATATTATGAACAATTGAAGGTAGTTCATGCTTACCGCCAAAAAACTGATACAGTTTTAATAAATAAATGAATGAACCCTCATCTTCAACTTTATTATCTTTACTACTGGGTGGCCTGTTGTAGCGTTTAGCTTGAAAACGAATCTGTGTATGTTTACTGTCATTACCAAATTTATGAGGTGTAGTAAAGAATTCTTGAATAATTGCCATTGCTGAATCAAGGAATTCTTTTCGGAACTCATCCGAATAAACATCATACCCCATCTCACCAAAATAATCGTGCATAAACCCATACAAATCGCATTCCATAATATTCAATTTAATATTAGGATAGTATCGTTTATGTGTGTTTAGTACAAATCTCCAGCGTTCAGGTGTATCATAGTGTTTTTGCATCTCAGAAACACATTCAATAGCCCACGGCGCATCACGATTTTTATCATCAGTTGAAGGAATGGGTTCAAAACCTTCCTCTTCATTGATTGTTTGAATCACTGCCGCCTTCTTTGCTTCTCCTTCATCACTATCATCAACACGATAGGCCAGTACTAAAATCTTATGGTCAACATAAGGTTCAATTTTCTTTTGACCTTTGCCATTGAAAATACGAAACGCCATTCGTGCTTTATCACGCCTACTAGTTTCAATATATGCTACAGGGACTTCTAACTCCATTGGATCACCTGCATAACCGTTCCAAAGACTGTGATGAGCAAATGCTGTTTCCAATACAACAGTGTGCTGTGCGTTGATACTGACAAACTTTTTTGTGTTAGGATCATATATACATTGAATCATTGACATGTAATCAACCTCAAATGTTTTAGGATTGGCGATCCCTGCCACCCAATCAGGGTCCATGTCTCGTTGAATATCATCGTCAATAGTAAGGTCTTTGACTTTAACCATGGAAAACTTTACCCGCAAATCACGATTGGGTTTCGTTCTGATGCCTTTACTGATATCATCTTTCCATTTTTTTACGACATTATGCCATTTTGTATTGTTTGGATCTTCTAACTGAGCAAGGCGATCAGCAATAGTTTTTGAATTGTATTGATTCTTAGCCCGAATCAAATTGTGAATTACTTTCCTACCTTTTGGGGTAGAAAATTCAAATGTATAAGGGAATTCTACTTTATTTTTCTTTGCCATAGTTTTTGACTTTTTAGAAGTTGTAATTTTTCTAATGATACTTGAAAGTTGCCCGTCAGTTGTGCTAGGACGGCTTGTACCTTTATCTAGTTTCATATTAGAAATTTTTACTTTAGTTGAAATAGTCATACTTATTCTTGGTCATCTGTAATATAAGAACGTGCAACACCCAAACCATCTAAGGTTCGTTTAAGTGTTTCTGCATACCATTTAGCATCACGCTCCGAACCAACGAAGGCGATAGTAAACAATCGTTTGTTGTTTGTTTTGAAACTGGTGTGCATAACTAGTCCATTCAACAGGCGGCTAAACCCAAGTTGTTTATCAATATCGGATCGGCACCGAATATCGCGCTCTTGGGTTTCTGGGTTGTACCAATAAAGTACCTCATACTTAGTCATATCAATTCCTCTAGATTAGGGTTATGTTAATATGTTGAGACTATTACTCAACATAGATATAAGTATACTATACTAAGGATTTATTGTCAAACTACTTTAGTTTAATTTGGGCAACGCCAAGTCGAGCAAAAACGCTGTCCCCGAATTCCCACCCTTCAGGCATACTTGTTTGCATATCCAATTCTCGGTCAAGTAGCGCAGCTTCTTCATTGGTAATCAATACAATAGCCAAATTATTCTTAATCATTTGTGCTACTTCAGTAACACTACGCTGTTCCATGAACATTTTCATAATTCGATTATAAATCAAAACACAAGGAACAATATGCTCCCGATATGTATTTTCTTTTGTGCGGTTAACTGATTCACCGATCGTAATCAAGTGGTCAATACTGTCACCCTCAAGTTGTTCTCTCCATTTATCTAGCGCGAATCCATCGTCATTGTCGAGGTAGTACTTGAATCGTTTGGCAATCTTTTCAAAGATATTGCGCTCGGATACTTCACGCGGAATAGGCTTAACAGCTTGCCCACGCACCTTGCGTACAATCGTTTCAATGGATTCAATAGTGCTAACAATGATCCAAAAGTTTTCTAAAATATCCCCATCGAAGGAAATATTTAAACATTTTTTAGCGTCTTTTTGGTTTGCGGAACGCTTGCCAATCTTCTCAGTGAAGCCCTGTGCAATAATTTGCTTACGCATCTCTGCAATATCTTCGGGCCTAGCAAGCCAACCTACAGTATAGTGGCTCTTTTTAATCTCGCACTTAACGCCATTGTTTGTAAAAAGGACACAAGTATTTCGATCTTCATATACTCGCTCGGTGTAACCACGCTCCTCGCAAGAATTTTTGAAGAGGCTAAAAGATACAGCAGCCATCGTTAAATCCTAGATCAATTTAGAATAAACAATTATACTAAATAATGGATTTATTGTCAACTCACCTCAGTTTTGCCGTTGCCCAAATCTTTGGTATTAACTACCCTAGAATCACGGTGTGGGCGGTTGGTTGGATCGGCCTGTTGCTGTTCATACACTTCCAGTGCTATGTTGCGACAAATATTTTGAAACCAACGGTCTACTAGCACTGTATCTGTATCTGTATCTTTTTGTTTGTATCCTGCTCTAATCAAGTTGATAATAAACTTTTCATTCCAATCTAGTTCAATCGCACCCGTGTTGATATCCTCGGGGTCAAGATCCAAACTTAAAATATTGACGTAGGGTTCACCTGCTGCTGTTGCTTTTTCCTTAGGGGTAAGTTCAGGCTCTGGTGGTTTCTCTTTGGGCTTGCGTGGCTTTGGTGTTCGTTGAGGTTCAACTTGCTGAGGTTCTTCTATTGGCTTTGCGAAGAGTTTTCGTAATTTGTCAAACATTTTGTTATTCCTATTTTGTCTCTAAGTATCTATCTAAGAGTTTGAAGCTGGCAAGGTTTTTTGCCTTACTTTCGCACATGATATCAAAATCTTCGTAGAAAGTCAATGCCCAATCGTTAACTGCATCATTGTGATAGAACTCGCTGTGGGCACGAAGTTTTTGTTTATTGTATCCTGCTTCCATTAGCGTGTGAAGATTGGGTAGTTCGTGTCGGGAAATGCTAGTAAGATATTCTTCCCTTGAAACACTATAATGTATAACAGGGCGACAGCCGCGCCAGCTATCAATAACCCTTTTAACACGAACATCATTTGCTTCAATGTATTCTCCAGTTTTAATAAAGTGATGATGAATATCTAGGACTAAAGCGCAAGTATCGGCTAGCTCCAAGCTTGCTTCGATGCCCCAAGAGATTTCGTCGTTTTCGATTGTAATTGTGTTTCTTGCTTCGGGCGACAATCTTCCAACCACGTCTTTGATACCTTGGGGTCCTTTTTTGCCTGAGATGTGGACGTTGATTTTGAAGTCTTGAAATTGCTTTCCGTAACCCATGTACTTGGCCATGCTGGCATGATACTCAAACTCCTTAATG